AAGAAATAGGACCAGATGGGTGTTGTTCTGCGCCTGATACTTTATCATACATAGACCTAGCTACTTTCTTAGCACCTTTGATGATAGATGTTGCACCTCTACCTTCAGTTTGTTTATGATGATTAGTGTGTTGCATATTTTTACCTGGCGTATCACCATCTGAGAGAGGTGTTGGTAAAATAAGTTCTACTGTACCAGGTTTAAGCCATACATAGACCATGATTTGAGGAGGATCTGATCCACCATTTGACATGCCAATACTGGTATATGGTATACTGGTAAGAATATTCCGAGGTGTAGTAGTATCTGTTGCTAATTGCGTATTACCAATATTGAGATAATTAGTGGGTGAAATAAAAGGGAATTCCATCTCAAGAGTAGGATTTCCACACAAGTTCCAACCAATAATAGGTCCAGGCATAAGAGATCTTCTCATTGGGGTACTAACATCTTTTGGAGTATTAAAACCTGGCTCAATACTGATTTTGCCCATGCCAAAATGAAACGGTGTTGAAGTTGTAATGATTCTTATGCACATAGTGGCTCGGAGTAACTGAAAATATTTAACCTTGGAAGCTATTTGGACATTATTAAGGAAAGAATTCCATAGTGGTAATTGAAATGTGAGATTATCACTTTGGTAAATAAGAAGAGGTCTTGATAAAAATTCAGAAATGTCGTGCGAGGGATCAAATGGATAAGGATCAATAGAGAGAGCTGCTTCCTCTATAATTGTTCCATCTTGATCATCAAAAGTTGTAGTACCTACTACAGAGACTGTCTTGGTTGGAACATTTTCATCGGACCAAGCTTTAATTTTAAAGGATTTGTATAATTTATCACTAAAAGCTTGGATTGGCGAGTAATTGTCATTAATCTCCTCATCATCAACCAATGATGTTTGAAATGTAGTATCACCTGTCGCAATGTAATGGTGACACTCATCAAGAGACATTAGGGGTTCTGGCATATAACCTATTGATGATAGATCATCGTAAAGAAGATTATAAGCTTCAACAATTTTGAAATAAAGTGGATCAGTACTATCAAAATGTCGTGCTAGTTCTAAACGAGCAGAAGCCATAGCGTAAAGTTGATGATGTTCATCAGGTATGGAAGAGGCAGGAGAACGCCACATTAGACTTCTTAAAATAGATGTTAATTCCAATGGACTGTTATATCTTTGTCCGTATTTACCCAAATCAGTAAGCTTAAAAGATCTGCCAAGGAAGGTAGCTTCGTCCACTGTAACAAAGTCAGGGAATATGGTCCTCTTATGAGCATCAGTGTATTTGATGTTGGTATCTGTGAAAACTTTGAGCAAATAATTTTGATTGTACCAATCAAGTTTAGATGCAGCTAGGTGGTCATCTCCATAAACACGAGGATTAACGTCATCTCTAAACTTCGAGGCTCGCAAATCACAATAGTACGCATATGCTAAATTGAAAAGATTGAGAAAACCATTATCAGGTGTTGTCATTGGTTGACCTGACACGTTGCCAAAATCGCCTTCAACAACATCACCACGTGATGCTAAAAAGAATTCGCTAAGTGCAC